CCTCGATCGAGGTGAACATAATTCCAGACCCCCCCGGGGTTTAGGTGTTATCGTGTGGATCGACTCCAGCCGTTACTACTTCTAGGTCTTACGACCTGATGCAGATCCCGCCCTCCTGAGACGAGGAGCAGGCCTTGGGTGGCCCGCGGTGGCTCCACTATGGTTATAACAATAACCCAGTACAAGTATAGGCAATCACACCACGCGCTCACTACGCAAAGGTAGGAGAAGGCTAGCACCCTAACCTCCACCTGGTGTCATCCAGGAAAGTACTGTCTCACCCTTTTAAAACTAATTGCTTTCATCAATAGATTACTAACAAATAGTGAGAAAAGAGCGAGTAAATGGATCCGACAACGTGAGTTGGCGAGATTCATCTATTTGCCAGTGCAAGTCCTTGGTCTGACTGACCATTGGAAGAAGGGTTTCCGCGTATTAGCACTTAACATCAAAGAAATTTGGGTTAAGTCGGGACCGAAGTTCACCTCTCAGTATCTGAGTGAGTGCTCTCGGGCGCTAATATGCTGGTTGGGTAACGAGAAATATGTTCAAGGTAAAACCTTGATCTCTCTTACCAATTCAGGTCTACCGAAAATCATTCCAATTTATCTAAGAGAACTCATTCGAGGTGTTAAACTCGATCGAGACTCTAGTAAGTTGGTGTTTCGGGCAGTGCTGACCGCTCTCAGTGTGTATCGAGTTATAGGTTTCGCTCCCATATATAAATGGGAGACGATTACCGACCCCTTCAAGGGGTCCACTCAAACGATTCCAGAAATGGAGTTACGCAGAGTGTTAGCTCATATGCCTTCTTTAAGATCTCTTCGAAAACCTGACTTCCTGAAAATATCAGAAAGTTCAGGTCCGAACTATCCGCGAGCAACTTGGTCTGCACCACTTGACGCTATCGCCCTTGCCTTTCATCCTAAACAGATGATAGCTTGGATACGATGGTGTCATGCCCACAAATGGGATTTACCCATTGTGTGGCTGGTGTGGATTTTAATTGTAACCATGCCTTTCGTCGCCCTTATCAGGCTCACTCACATGATTTGTAAATCGTGTAAGATCGGATATCTAATTCCAAAAGAATTGTATATCGGACGATTGGCAACCGTACTTGAGGCGCGAGGGAAGGTGAGAATAGTAGCCATTGTAGATTACTGGTCCCAGTTAGTTCTGAGACCACTACATGACTCTATATTCAGTCTTCTGCGTCGCATCCCTCAGGATGGAACGTTCAATCAAGAACGTCCACTGAAGGACCTCATGAACCGCAGTGTCTCTGGACATCGGATCGCTTCTTTCGATCTGTCGGCAGCTACTGATAGACTGCCTGCAGCCTTACAGGTTCAAATCTTGAACCTGTTGGGAGAACCTGGTGATCTTTGGATCACCTTGCTTCAACGTCCATATTATTATGTACGTAAAACGGAAGAAGGGTCGAAAATTTCGACTGTATATGAGTACGCCGTAGGGCAACCTATGGGGGCATACTCCTCTTGGGGTATGCTCGCTCTGACACATCACATTATAGTGCAGGTCGCTGCTAACCGTGTTGGTATTACCACATGGTTCCGCGATTATGCTGTCCTTGGTGATGATATTATCATTGCTAATGATCTTGTAGCTGAAAGCTATAAAGCTATAATGAACGACCTTGGTGTTGAAATCAACATGACTAAAAGTCACCACGGAAACGTGGCCGAGTTCGCCAAAAGATGGATCCATCCTCTTTTAGGAGAGTTTACTCCTATAGGAGCGGGGAACGTCTTGACTGTTGTTCGAAACGTACGACTTATGCCTAACCTTATCATGGATTGCTTCATGAAAGGTTTCCCGAATGTCTGGAATATAGTTTCACGGTCTGTTGACCAAATCACCAGCAGTGGGAAATCCCACATGGTGGCTTTGGCTACAGCCGTGTACTGTTTAGGACCAAGCGGTATGCTCCATAATGGAACCAAGGGACCAGCCGAATGGCTAGGATCCATGGCGTCCAAATATTATGGAGGAACGGTACACTTACCTAATCTTCTTAATGCTATGCTCTACTCACGTAAAGTGGATAGAGCCGCACAAGTTGATCGGGAAATTGCCCGTAACCGCGAAGCCGCAGAGACTTTCAGATCTCTGTGGTATAGATACCCCCTCACGGGATGGTCTAGAACCTTCCCATGGGTGGTACGTATCTCTCCTCAAGCTAAGAACCTCAGTTGGTTACTGGGGTTCACTACAGATCTTAACGATCTGGGGGTTCCTAAGAACCCTTTAGCTTTCTGGAGACTTCCTTGGCCTATACAAATTAATTATGAATTAATTTTCTGGGCTGGGGTGCAGCGGATAAGTCCGAGTTTCTATGCCTATGCTGATCCGGGTGAGGAGTTACTACCTCAACCGCCTCAGACAAACTGGGAACACGAGCTTAAGAGAAACGCCAATATCATAAAGTGGGCCTCTACGAGACCCGAGTCTTTAGATATGCTTATCCAAACAAGTTTAGATAAGCTGGCGCGACCATTGGATAGCAATGAGACACTCAAAATGAATGTCGACATTGATTGGAATCGAGAGATGCTGAGTTCGGATTTTGTAAATCGAACCCTTTCGATGCACAAGATGGTGATGGATCTGATCCATCCACCAACGCCTGTACAAGAAAGATCCCTTTCTCTGGTTATAAGCCAGGATTCCTCTGGGAGTTTAGACTCCCTGGCCACTCCGCCATGCGAAAGCATGGGGCTCGCCCCAGCAAGCGAGGTTACAGATGGCAAAGAGGGACTTGCGCGACGCCCACAGTCGGAAAACTGTGATTCCAGTGTAATCTACCTGTAATACAGGTAGGGGGAACTGGATTCCCAC